ATTGCAGCCGGTCGGCGGCTCTGGTAGTTCCTTTACCCACGCGGCAGCCGTATGAGTGGTAGATCATGCCGTTGTCGAGCTCTTGGTTGACTTGCAGGTATATGGCCCACTGTACGACGCGATCCCGGAAGCCCAGCGCCATTATGAGGCGGCGCTTCGGCTCTGAGACGTAGAACTGCCGGTACCGGCCCACGGTGTAGGTACGCCACATGAGGTCGTTCTGTATGCCGATCAGGTTTTCCTCCAGATTG